CGCACACCCAGATCACACAATCCTCAAAGCTTTAGTAGCTGAACGTGCAATCTTCTTTGTTTTACTCCCTATGTTTAGGTTCCTTGGCGATTCTGGTCTACGCACAATTTCGGCAGATATCTCAAGAGACGAACAGATCCATGTCGGCAGTAATACTCTTGTATGTCATGAGTTGGGGTTACGTCCTTCTCCTTCTTTGGATAAACTTAGGAAGGCCACAATTAATTGGGTTCTCCAACCTTTAGGTAGATCAGAAGATAGGTATTTGAATAAGCAGTTCTGGCTAGATCAGAGTGATAATCTGATGTATGCTGGAAAGGCAGAAGGTTTAGCTGATACTCGAAGAGCTAGAATGCCAGCTTTTTTTGAGACAAGCAACAGCGATTTACCAAGTTATGCTTAATAACGATAATGATTTAAGGCCAGCATATGCTTTTGCTTATGTAACTGAGCCTCAAGATACTAAAGAAGAGGAAGAAGTTAACTTATCTCCTACTGTTTTTAAATGGTTTTGGGTTGCAGCTACTATTGTTAGTAGTTATGTAGCTAATAAGGTTGCTAAAGAGGCGGCTAAAAAAGCCGAAAGAGAAAAGCAAGCTGCAATTGCTGAAGCTCAAAATCAACAAAGAAATCTACAAGATGCACAAGCTTTAGCTACTGAACAAATAACTGCTCAAACAAAAGAAGGGGAAAAACAACAAGAATATCAAAGAATACAGGAACAAGAAACAGCAGACACATTAGCTCAAACTCAAGCAGATACTGAAGCTGCTATACGACAAGGCCAAGCTCAAATTGGTCAGGCTAGACAAGAATCGCAATTATCAATGGCTACTGCTGAAGCTCAGGCAGAGCAGCAATTAGCTTTATCAGAAGGTAGTGAACAAGTAGGTACACCAGTAGGTCAGCCTGGGGTTTCATTTACTGATGTTAAAAAGCCATCATCTTTAGCTATAGGTGGTACTGCTAATCCAGAAGAGACTGGTATGGAAACTCAAAGTGGTTTAACAATATGATTCCTGTACCACATTTAGAGAAAGAAGTTATTGATTATTTGGAAACTCTCTATCCAGATAAAGCTCCAGATATTAGTATAGAAGAAAGGCGTGTTTGGTACGTCTCTGGTCAGGTGTCAGTTGTACGGCATTTAAAAGACCAGTATAATTTACAAGAGGAATCTAAGTACAATTAAAATATTATGTCTTGGTTAGCCGCAGCCACTTTATTATCAGCAGGAGCTACTCTTTATTCAGGGTATAAATCTGCTCAATCTGCTAAAAGAGCTGCAAAACAGTATGCTCAACAAGCAGCAGAAACTAAAAGACAAGCTGAAGCTAGATTAGCTCAGATGAAACTGGATTCTAAACAGAGTCGGTTACAATTTGAATCTAATTTAAAACAAGGTCAGCAACAAACAGATCAATTAAAAGCTCAAGCTTTACAAGCAAAAGCAGCAGCAGAAGCAAATATAACACAACAAAAAACTTCATCTGCTTTAGCAATTCAACAGCAAAAATTATCATCTGCTATAGCTCTTCAAAAGAACAAAACTAAAGTAGCCAGCCGTACTCGTAAGAAACATGGAACACCTTCAGCATTAAGAACTGGTTTATCTATTAAATCAGGACTGGGTGGTTCTAGTTATTCACAAGGGTCAGGAACTGCTGGAGGATTAAATGTCTAAAAAATTTACCGCAGAAGGTAGATACAGAAGTTTAGAACCTGAAAAAACTCTTTATTTAGATAGAGCTATTGAGTGTAGTAAATATACACTACCTACTCTTATTACTGATAACGATAGAAGTTCAGGTAGGAATGCTTATACAAAAATTAATACTACATATCAAGGCTTGGGAGCCAGAGGTGTTAATAATTTAGCAGCCAAACTTTTAGTTGCTCTTCTACCTCCAAACCAAGCATTTTTTCGTCTTTCAGTAGATGATATGAAACTCCAACAGGAGTTGGAAAATTATAAAGATTTACAGTCTAGTTTTGATCAACAGCTTTCTCTTATGGAGAGAGCAGTAATGAGAGATATAGAAGAATCAGGAGATAGAACTGCTTTATTTGAAGCTCTTAAGCATTTAATTATTGGTGGTAATGCTCTCCTTTATGTAGCTGAAAATGGTACTAGAGTTTATCCACTTAAATCTTTTTGTTTAAATAGAGATCCAGAAGGAAATATTCTTGAAGTAGTTGTAAGAGAAGAGGTAAGCCCAGAGGTACTACCAGATGGAGTACCTAAAAAAACACATGATGGAAAATATGTAGATCAAACTTGTTTCCTATATACATATATTAATTGGGACCATAAGAAAGATAAGTGCTATTGGTATCAAGAGGCATATGGAAAACGTGTAGGCGATCAAGGCACAACGCCTATAGAAAAGTGTCCTTGGATTCCATTAAGACTATATCGGGTAGCACATGAAGCTTATGGACGTTCGTTCTGTGAAGAACTATTAGGTGATCTTAAATCTCTTGAGTTTCTTTCAAAAGCTATCGTTGAAGGATCGGCTGCCTCAAGTCGCATACTTTTTCTCTGTAATCCGAATGGTACCACACGCCCAGATGCACTCGCAAGAGCCGCTAACGGGGCCATAGTCGCTGGAAATGCTGATGATGTAGCACCACTACAAATGCAGAAACAGGCAGACCTTACAGTGGCTTTAAACACCATTGCAAGAATTGAACAAAGGCTGAGTTTTTCTTTCCTACTTAATAGTGCTATTCAAGCTGGAGCTGCAGGTCGGGACCGAGTTACTGCGGAAGAGATACGAATGGTTGCAAATGAACTGGAAACAGGATTGGGGGGTGTGTATTCAATTCTCTCTGTAGAGATGCAATTACCTCTAGTACATCGCAAGATGGCAATGATGGAAAGGCAGAAACGTCTCCCTAGATTACCTAAAAATGTAGTTAAGCCTCGTATAACAACTGGTTTAGATGCTTTAGGTAGAGGTAATGATAAGGCGAAGTTAATTGAATTTATACAAACTCTTGCTCAAACTATGGGTCCAGAAACAATGGCTCAGTTTGTAAACACTAGAGAACTTATCACTAGACTTGCAGCCTCAGATGGGCTAGAAACATATAAGCTAATCAAGTCTGAAGAAGATCTTGCACAAGAGCAACAACAACAGGCTATGATGATGCAACAACAACAAGCTATGCAAGATCCTCAAAATGATCCTGCAAAGCAAGCCGCACTAATTAAAGCTGAAAATGACTCAATCAGGACAGAGCAAGAAGCCCCTCCAGCAGGAAACGAAGCTGGAATCTAAACCAGCAGTACTAGAAGAGCCACCAAAAGGTAAGTCTAAATCTCCTTATGATCTTCTTATTGAAGATTTAAAGGCTAAAAAACCAGAAGTTTATGAGCAATACCGTAAAGCTCTTCAAGCAAAAAAACCTGCTTGGGTGTATCCTGATCTAACTGTTCGTATTGGTTAAACATGGAAGTTAGTGTACAGGAAAAGGAAACCAGTTCATTTAATGAGCAGGACCAACAGATTCTTGATGGACAACAAGCACCTCAACAGGAAGGTCAGCAAGAGGAACTCATTGGTGGAAAGTTTAAGTCTGCCGATGAACTTCTCAATGCTTATCAAGAACTTGAAAAGAAACTTGGAGAACGTCCCAATACTGGGTATGAAACTAAAGCAGAGGAAGAAACGACAACTGAGGAGACTCAAAAGGAAGAGAATGTAGAATCTGCAATACTTAGTGATGAACAGGAATCTAATATTGTTGAAAGTATAGGTGGTGAGGACAATTTCAAGTCTGCACAAGATTGGGCTACTAAGAATTTAGATCAAACTGAATTAGATGCTTACAACAGGGAAGTTAATAGTGGGGATTATTTCCGTGCTAGAAATGCACTTCAATCTGTTTATTTTGCTTTTAGAGAAAATTCTGGAGTAGAGCCAGATCTTATAAGTGGCAGATTATCTAACAATAGTACTGATGTTTATCGCTCTACTTCTGAAGTAGAAGCAGCTATGAATGACCCACGTTATTTGAATGATGCTGCTTATACAAAGGATGTAGAAGATAAAATGTCAAGGAGCGATATACTTAGTCCTAAATTTTAAGTTATTATAGGAATAGCTTATGTAGGATTGTTGCCTCTGAGGAGATAACAACAGTGGTGACGTAAGTTTTATCACACTAATCTATTTTTCTAGGTAATTTCGATGCCTGATTTTTCATCGATTTCCAGATTAGGTAGTGTTAATGGCGTACAATATAACGCCAACGCTGCTGCT